GTATGTCGTGTTGGTGCTTTGACAGGATATAGACAAATCAACCCATTCGTAATCTGGGCACAACCAGGTACTTGGGCCAGAAGCGGTTCTGCTGGTGCCTTAAATAGTGGATCTTCATATGTACTATATGATAGTGACAATATTTCCAGTACATTTACTTATGTATCAGAAAGTATTATTGCACTCAATTCATTTGGTGGAGTTTCATTTAGTTCATCTAAAGCAACTTTAGCAGAAATAAATACACTAACAGGATCAATTGCATTTTCACCAGCACAAACAGCTAGTTTGGTTACTGCTGTAAGTAATAATAATGTAGTAAAAGTTATTACTAACAATTTGGCTAGTTTAAATGTATATCCATATACATTGGACACCACATTGAGTGTTATTAGAAACATTTATAGACTTCCAACTGCCGTTGGATCTTTAAGTGCATCTGTGACAATTAATCCGACATTATCTGCATCAGTTAATTTATCACCAATAACTAATAGTTATTCAATTTCTTCTGGAGAAATAACATTTTTTGCATTTAGCAATGTCGCATTCGGTTCAAATACTGTAGCATCATCAACATTAACAGTTACAGGATCAGAGGTATTACCAGATACACTATCATTTGTATCTGGTGCTGCATTCACCGCAAAATTTAATTCATCCAATGGTGATAACAATACATTAAGTGTAAATTCACCAAGTGGAAGTTTATATAACTACGGTCAAACTTATAGTTTTACTATAGGTGCGTTATCATTCTCAAATGTATATGTAACATCATCTTATCAAACAAATGTATCTTATACAAGTGATGCTAAATTATTACAAGCAATTGCAGAATCTACATCAACCACTTCAAATTTTAGTGCTTCACTTGCAAATAGTGTAACAATTACCAATTCAGATGGAAATTTGGTTGGTACAAATATTACACTCGTAAGTGGTAGTATATTTGCTTTAAGATCTTCAACTGGTTGTGGTACACAAGTATATCTTAAGGGTGTAATCAGTGGTTCATTTGGTAAGATTACAGGAACATTTGAACCACAATGGTCAGCACCAGCAGATCCATGTAATCCAACCGTAGTAAATTATTATCCAAGAGTTCTTGCTGTATTATCAAATACTCAATATGGTACACTAAATAGCAGTTTTGAAGCTCCTGGTTTCAGTGGTTCTGTATTGAATCAAAAAACCGCAACAACTGGAAATTATAGTGGATCTCAAAATCCAACATCATTGAGTGATTTCCAATTGACTTTAGCACAAAATGCTTCATTAATTGGTTACTATGATTTCTCATTGAATCCCGCCGATTCAAATTATATTACAAATGTATTTGGAAAAGATCCAACAGTTGGTAATCAAGACGATCAAGTTTCTGGTGTTAAAATTGAAGCAGCTTATTTATACAAGACATTTGAAGATTCAATTCAAAAAGTAAATGATGAATTAAATAGTGGAAACCCAGGATGGAAAATATTCGCTGGAATACCTTCATCTGGTTCATTCTCAACAGGTGAAACATTGAAATTTACCGATCAATATTCAACAAACTTAAACGCAGGTGATTCTCAATACGGACTAACAAGTGCAGCAACACCTTGGATTCTTTCACAAGGAATTGCTCCTTGGAGTGGAACATCTAATACAGGTGGTTCTACAACCAAGTATCAATTGTTTAAAGTACACACCGTGAGTGACGGTACAATCACAAATAAACAATACAAGATTGAAATCAGTAATGTTAAATTATCCAGTACAGTTGCAGGAAGCGATTGGGGTTCATTTACACTTGCTGTAAGATCTTATAGTGATACTGATAAGAAACCAAAGTATTTGGAAATCTTCCAAAACTTGAGTCTAGATCCTAATTCTTCAAACTTCGTAGCTCGTCGAATTGGTGATAGATACAATTTCATTACTTATGCTGGTAAAATAATTGAATTTGGTACTTATACAAACTTGAGTAAGTATGTAAGAATTGAAATGAATACAGTACCATATCCAGTATCTTCAGTTCCTTACGGAAATGAAGCTTATGTAACTCCACTAGGAGGTACAATTGGTAATTATATTCCAGTAGTAAAATATAGCAAAGCAAGTATTTATGGATTAGCCCCAGGCAAATATGCATCTGGTACAGTAATCAGTGATATTCCGCTTGGAGCAGATTCAGAATTGACATCTCTATATCCAACAAGTTCAACAAATGCAGGTGTGAAAGTTGATACAGAACAATATTTTGCTCCTCTACCATTTGGTGCTACTATAGGACACAATATTGCATTTGATTTGGAATCAACAAGTTCTAATGTTGGAACTGGTTCATTAATTACTGGTTCATTGTATGGTAGTATTCCTTCAACATATGATGCAACTAACGAAGCTACATATGTCAAGATGCGTAAGTTCATAGTAGGTTTCCAAGGTGGATTTGATGGTCAATCACCAGCAATTCCAATTAATGTTGGAAGTGATATTATCCCAGGTAATACACAAGGTTTAAATTGTACAAACATCAATAGTGCAGGTTCAATAGCTTACAAACAATGTGTAGGTGCTCTTGGAAATGCAGATGAATTTGACATCAACTTGATTGTAACACCTGGTGTTTTCCACCAACACCATCCTTATGTTACTCAATTAGTAACAGATATGTGTGAAGCTCGTGGGGATACATTCTACATTATGGATAACATAGTGTTCCCATCAACTAACCAAACTGTAGGATTGATTGCTGATGCAGTAAATGATGTATCTACAATCGATAGCAGTTATGTTGCTACATATTATCCTTGGATTAAGATTCTAGACACCAACTTGAACAAGATTATAAGTGTACCACCATCAGTAGTAATGCCATCAGTTTATGCTGCTAATGACAATGCTGCTGCTGAATGGTTTGCTCCCGCAGGTCTAAATCGTGGTGGAATTGCTCAAGCAATTCAAGTTCTAGACAGAACAACCCACAGTGAACGTGATACCTTGTATGAAGGACGTGTAAACCCAATCGCAGCATTTCCTGGTCAAGGTATTTGTGTATGGGGACAAAAGACACTTCAAATTCAACCAAGTGCTCTTGACAGAGTAAATGTTCGTAGATTGTTAATCGCACTTAAGAAGTTTATTGCAAGTAGCAGTAAGTTCTTGGTATTCGAACAAAATGTGGCTGCTACAAGAAACCGTTTCTTGAGTATCGTAAATCCATATTTGGAATCTGTACAACAACGTAGTGGATTGTACGCTTTCCAAGTTGTAATGGATGATACAAATAATACTCCTGACTTGGTTGATAGAAACATCCTATACGGTCAAATCTATCTACAACCAGCTAAGACTGCTGAATTCATCGTACTTGATTTCAACATTCTCCCAACTGGTGCTACATTCCCAGGAGCCTAATAACTAAATAATTCATAAAACCCCTGCTTAGAAATAAGCGGGGGTTTTTTCTTTACTAAATCTATTTATATTATACAATGATTAAATTGACGGATTTATTATTAGAAGCTCAATTACCTTCAAGTGAGCAGGATATGGATTTTTATGCTAAAAAGTATAAGAAAACCATTGATTATTTACGCACCAAAAACAAAGTACTATTGCTTACAACCAGTAATAGATGGAGTGGACATAAAGATGATATTGCTAAAAGTACACAACTTGCATTTAAAATACAAGAATTACTTGGTAAAGAAAAAGTAACTTTGATTGATACAACCAAGTTAAACATATTTCCATGTGAAGGTAATGTATCATCTAAATGGGGAAATCACTGTGGAACAAAAGATTCTTCCTTAAAAGATAAAGAGAAAAATCCTACAGGCGAACATCGTTGTTGGGCTAGTATAAATAATAAAAGCGATGAACTTTGGAAAATAAGTAAAGAATTATTTGAAAGTGATGTCGTTTTATTTTTTGCTAGTGTGAGATGGGGACAAGCTAATGGTTTTTATCAGAAATTAATTGAGAGATTGACTTGGATTGAAAACAGACATTCTACTTTGGGTGAAAGTAATATAGTAAAAGATATAGATTCAGGATTTATTGCTACTGGTCAAAATTGGAATGGAAAAGATGTTACTCAAACACAAAAAGAAGTATTACAATTTTTTGGATTTAAAACACCAAATGAATTATTTTGGAATTGGCAATTCACTGATAACCCTCTTGATGAAACCAAACGTTCCTACAACAAAGCTAATACAACATTTGATAAAACATTTTTAAAACCATATGATAAAGCTGAATAATTTAGAACAATTTTTGGTATCTAATATATTGATAAACGAAGCAGCCCGTATAGATCACGCAGAAGATTTGATATTCTGGGAAGGTTCCAAAGGAGCCATTCGTTCAATCAAAAGTTTCATTGATTTGGAAAGTGACGGATATAAAAATGTAACAATGAAATGGGATGGTTCTCCTGCAATTATATTCGGGAGAAACGATGAAGGTAAGTTTGTATTAACTGATAAAAGTGGATTTGTTGCGAAAGGTTATAATGGTAGACCAACATCTCCAGAAGAATTGCAACAAATGTTTTTGAATAGAGGTAAAAGTGTTAAAACAGACGAATATAGATTATTTGTTCAAGAAATGAAAAACATATTTTCTGTATTTGAATCTGCCGTTCCAACAACATTTAGAGGTTATTTTAAAGGGGATTTGTTGTATTTCAATACGCCATTAATTGAAAATGGACGATATGTTTTCAAACCAAACATTGTAACTTATGCGGTTGGTATTGATTCTGAATTGGGAAGAAAGATTTCGCAAAGCAAAGCTTCGGTTGTAGTACACCGAGAAGTGGATAGTTTTGGAAATGAAACTGCGATTACAAATTATAATGTTTTTCAAGGTAAACAATTGTTAGTAATACCGCCAATATCTGTAAATAATCCGCCTAATATAAATGAAAAAAGATTAAAAGATATTATACTTTATATTAATAAACATGCTAGAAATATAGATGATTTTATTAATCCATCCAAATTGGCAAGTATGAAGATGACTAATTTTCCCGATGTATTATATAAATACTTGAATAGTAAAGTTGATACTGGGTTAGTGAATATTGGCGACGATTTTCTACAATGGATTAGTCAAAGTAATCTTACAGATGTAATGAAAAAGAAGATTAATGAGTATGTTAGTAGTAATCGTGCTGGATTTGAATCTTTATGGAAAGTTGTTGTAGAAATAATGTCGGTTAAAGATGAAATTATTAATCAAATAGACAATCAAGATAGTGAAATTAAATCATATATAGGCAATGAACCAGGTGGTGAAGGTTATGTATTCTCTCATCCAGAAGGTGACATTAAGTATGTTTCCCGTTCCAAATTCAGCGCTGCAAATAGAGCTGCACATAAACAACCAATTGATGAAGGTGGATGGTTAAAGCCAGAACTTACATCCAAGACAGTTTTGTCACCAGATACAATTGAAAAATCAACTGAAAAGTTCAAAGTTTTTTTGGCTGATTTGAATATGTTTTTAAGTAATATACCATTAACTCCGATTAAAGATTATCAAATCTTGGGTTCTGCTGGTTACTACAAGCAAGATCAACACGATAAAGCACAAGTAACTTATGGTGATATTGATGTAATGGTTGTTATACCTATTGAAACCAATGAAGACGGAAGCGATACAAAGAAAGAATATATCAAAAATGTAATTCAA